ATTTCAGGTTTTTGGAATTTATTCGGACTTAGTATCAAATCTTTTTCGAATTGCACTTCCCATTTATTGATTTTTGCTACTCGTATTATTTCGACAAGCAATCCAGATAAAATAAGGCCGTCTGCTCTCAAAAATCGAATCTTACCGTCCCATTTTTTGGAACGATACAAGGGAGAAAAAAATGCGTTTTTATCTTTTACCGTAAAATGCAACTGAAGAAATGTAAAGATAGATTTCTCAGCTTCAACTCGCAAATAACAAGGATTATCGGTTTTCTTGACTACTATCATTCTTTCTCATTCGTCTCCTACCAATCAACTCCTTCCCATTCTGACCGTTCCAGGTCTGACTGTTCCCACTCTTCCTTACAAGCGGCATAACCTTTATTATAAATATCAGCAAGTTTATCATATGTTGCTTGTGTGGGTTTTCCATTTTTATACGTTTTGAATAATATATCAGCAGCTGATAAAATTGCAAAATCTAATTCGGGACTCAGTATTTTCTTTTCCTCTTCTGTCCCGTATTTCTTGATATCTTCTTTGGTGAGTTTCATTTTATTTTCTCCCCTTCTGCGGAATATTTTTATACTCTCTCTTGATTTCTTTCCAATCTATTCCGCGTTTTTCAGTTTGTTTTTCCTTGTTGGATATACGCCGTTTCAAATCGTCCAATGTTTCATCATCCAAATCGGTATCGTAACTTGCATAAAGTTCATGTAAGTTATCGTTCAATACCTCTATTTGTTGTTCAAGAGGTAGTTTATTGAAATCTTTTTCAGCCTGAATGAGTTTTGCTCTTGTTTCATATTCGGCTTCCATTTCAGGAGACCATGTTTTTTTATAACCCTTTCCTTGAAAAACAGGAGATTTTTGATGAACTTTATATCCCGTTTCCGTAGTCTCGACTTCCTGCCAATCGTCTGAAATTTTTTGGAATGATCTGTGTATTTTACATGCTATCAGTTTCACATCATCACTCTTGCATGCCCTGCATGGATTACAGTCACCCATACACGGAAACCAGCCGCCAGTATTCTTCGGCGTCCATCTGTCGAAATGTGGATTGTCTTTTCCGTCAGGTGTTTTCTTTTCCATAATATCTTCGTAATAAAGAACGCCAGGTTGTCTTTCCAATAAATCATGACTTTTGTTATAAATGGATGGATAAGCCTTGAAACTTTTTCCGTAAATAGTCACACCCTTTTTTGTTTTGGTGGGTTTATTTATTCCTGTGATGGCGGAAAATCCCGACCCTTGAATATGGACATATTGGAACTTATATTTGGCCAAAATATCTTTACGAGCAGTATAAGTATACGTAACGAGATTGAGTTTTTCCAATGCAAGTTTTGCTACCTTATCCATCTTTTTTGCATCGAAGACATCCTTCAAATCTCCAGATTGATTGAACCTGATAAATTGTAATTTGATACTGTCTTTATTTTTACCCATAACAGCAGGAGTTTTTTTCTTAGTTCCTGATATTTTATCAGGAGCTTTCCACATCTTTTTTACCAATGAACTGCCCCTACTACTTGCATAAAAGGTTGCCAGTTTTTCGAAAATGTCATCTGCTGAATGAGTATCCCAAAATCTCATCTGTCTGATACGTAGTTGTAATGCTGTTTTATATTGTCGTTCGTCTTGATATGCGTAGCAAGCGATTTTATATTCCCCATCTATTGGTTTTACGATTTTACACATACCGTTTTCCAATGAAGGGCAAAATCGCGCAGGCTGCAGGTTGAAGATAATAGTATCCATTCCGACCTTACTATTGCCAATGGTGAAGAGTTGATCGGGGTCACTTTCGATTGCTTCCCAATCCACGTCCTCTTTCATCAATACATATTCTTCATTATGCCAACGATGGTCGAGTTGTTTTTCGTAGGTGATTTCCAAATCATCATCACCATCATCTTCTGCTAACCCGCCGCCGAAGAAATCACTCCCATCGTCATCAGCTGCGAAAGGCGATTCCCCATCTGGGCCAGAAAACTCAGGTTCCACTTCTTCCAAATCGCCCTCTTCTTCATGAATGGCGTTACCCTGTCTCTGTTCTTCCAGAGTCATTTCAGCAATATCATTCAAATGTTCGAGCGAAATTGTTTGCTGTTCACATTCTGCATTATCGGAACCAAATTTTTCGGCTGTAAATATATCCATTCTGTCTACTCCTTACCAATATAGTCTATTTCTTCAAAATCGTAAAGTTCACCATATTTTTCATGGGCTTTATTGAGTCTTTTTACTGTTTCTGAAGCTTCTTTTTGATTTAAACAATACCCAACTACCCCTTCGCCACCGGGATCGCTGAAATGTGGTAGATATTCAACTGTGATAACATAAATGCTTTTCATTTTATATATTCTCCAAAATATAGTTTATTTGTTCTTGGACTGCCTCATGCATTACCCCTTTCGTTATCATTCTTGCTACTTTTTGGTAAAGGTAATCGTTCTTTTCCAACCCCATCATACGTTTTGCCAATTTGTCATTTCCTGATATTATAGCATTTCTGACTGCTGTTGCAGAATAAGACGAAATTTCATTATCATTTGGTGCTTTTGAATAGTTTATTTTCGTTTCATCGAAAAGAGTATTTTCCCTTTCGATGAGTCTCACATCGACCTCTATACTTTTGACATCAACTTTATCTTCTTCCAACCAATCAACAACGTCTTGGATATACTCTGGCGTTTCTGCTTGTTTTTTATATCCTTGGTATCTGTCTGTCCCACAATAAAATACAAATTTGAACTGATCTTCTCCTGGATATAAGACATTAGAAGCAGAGGGTTCCAAAATTTCATAAATGATTTCAGTAAGACTGCCCGCCGAAGCTTCCATAATCCCAATATTCGGAACTAATTGCGAAATAAGTTGTTCTTGTGTTTTGGTGTCTAATGGGTTTTTACTTTTATTCTCACCTGTTTTTCCCCCTTTAACCAATACCACAAAAGCGCCACCTGAATTTTCGGCAAGGGCTTGTTGGAAAAGTTTGGCGTGTGCGAGAGTCGCAGGTTGAAACCTACCAGGGATAACACCAATACTAGTCATTATTTAATAATAAATTTTCCTACTGTATTTCCATTAGTATCGGAAAGTGAACCATCAAGTTCACCATCTTGAACGAGTTCAACAACTCGCATTAGACAATATTCAAGTTCTTCTGAACCATTTTCATCGAAAGCATCATTATCCATATTGATTTTGATTGTTATATCCATATTAACTCTCCTCGTCTTTATTTATTCTTTTTTATTTTTATATTGTATTTCTTTTATACTTGTAAACCCATCTTTCTTAGACAACTCTATAATAGAATCAAATTCTATTGATGAATTATGCTGAACTTGGTAATCATGCGATAACATATATACGCCAATATTATTATCAATATGAAATTTATTGAGTATTTCGAAAATTATCTCAACTTTTGGTGTCGAAATAGCTGTATCTGCTACCTCATCGACTATTAATATAGATGGTTTAAACCCGACTGTGTTATAAAAAAATTCGATCAAACTGAAAAAAACAATAAAATTGATAATCTTTTTTTCACCACCAGAAAAATTATTTAATGACAAAGTGGAATATGCATCGAATTTTAATTTCAAATCATTATCAAGATAAAAATCAAAATCTAATTGCATTTTTTTAATAAATTTTGCAATAGTTTGATTTAATATTTTTAAAACTTTTTCAATAAAAAAATTCAATATACCACCTGATGAATTGTCGAATAATTGTGAAAGCAGAGACAAATCAGCTATTTCTGTATCCAATGTTCCGTTATCATTTCTTAATTTTAATAGATCAGATTTAATAGTTTCAAATTCTTGTAATAACCCCAAATGATCTTTATAGTTTTCCTGAAAAAATTTCATTTGTTGGTTAATTTGATTTATCGATGTTTTAATATTAAATTGTTCATTAGTATACTTAGAAATAATATCATGGATTTGGTTCTCAAAAGTTTCTATTTTTGTCAATTTACCATCACATTCCAATTTTTTATTAAGAAATTCTTCTTTATCCTTATTTGATTGTTGTATCTCTTCTTTATATTCTTTTTTGAGTTTTTCGGTGGTATGAGAGTCAATGGACTGTCTGCATAATGGGCAAATGGAAGAAGCTGATAAAATGGTCTCCATTTTTTCTTTTCCTTCTCTTATTTTTTCAGTATAATAATAAATTTTAGAAGTAATCCCATCTCTTTTAATTTGATATTCCTTTTTCTTTTCTTGCAATGTTTTTATTTTTTCATCATCATGTCGTTGAAAAATCTTATCATCTATTAACATTAGTTTTTTTTGTAATTCTTTTTGTTTTTGGTTATATGTTTTCAACTGCTTTTCATAATTATCAACTTTTTTAGACGATTCAATTATTGATTTTAATCGTTTTAAAAATGATAATTTTTCTTGTATCTTAGAATTATTCAACTCTATCTGTTTTTGGACAATATTATACTCCCTACGAACAGTTTCCAATACCTTTTTAAAGATAATATCTTTAAAAAATATACGTTCAAAACGGTCTCGTAATTTAACAGAGCCTTCTTCTTTAATAAAATCAAGCACATCACTAGCATTAATAATAAACACATTACAAAAAACATCTTCACTAACATCAAGCAATTTATTTAATTGGGTCTGTGTTTCATATACATTATCATTTTGATATGTTACACCATTATGTGTATAATAAAAAATATTCGGTTTTCTTCCACGATAGACGATAACTTCTTCCCCGTTCTTTTCCAAAATCAATTTGACATACATTTTTTGCTTATTTCTATAGTTGATCAAATTGGATTGTTTAATATCTCTACCTGTTTCACCAAAAAGCACGTAAAGCACAGAGGAATAAAACACGACAGTTTTACCTACGCCATTTGAAGAAGCTGTGTGGTGATTCCAACCGCAACAAAAATTTAAACCTCTATCAAATTCGAGAAAAAGAGGTTTATTACCAATGGAAAGAAAATTGCGCATTTCAATTGATTTAAAATTCAATTCATTCATTTAATCCCTACTACTATTATATCATACTTTGACGTAAAAATTAAGTGTTTTCCAGTCCCGCTAATTGTTCATCGGTTAATTTATCAAGTTGGGCGCGGTTCATATTTGTCGGTATTTTTTTCTTTGATATTAAATTCCTAATCCTGTCATTCCTTAATTTTTGTGCTGTGATGTTATTTTTCTTTGTTATTGGGTCATTCGATTGTTTATTATTAATAGCTGTTTGCTGTGCGTTCATATCTTCAAAAATATCAGTAAATTCCCCCATTGTATATCGGCGATTTTCTTCATCTATTAATTTATTAATATCAGGGGTATGGGATTCTCTAGGCACTTCAAATTCTTTATAATATGCTTCCTCATCTTTTTCAGTAAAATCTAAACTTTCTTCCTCATATCCATATTTTTTAATCATGCGTTTTACATCATTATCAATTGCTTCAAATTTTGATTTAACTTCTTCAAGGTTATCCGCCGGCGCTCGAAGTAACATTTTAACAGCATAATTGTAATCTTCAATACTTATTAAATCATTACGCAAATCTTTTTCTAATTCACGGAGTTCTTTATCAGTTTGCTTTTTTTCCCAATTAGAACCACCCTTTTTCTTTTTGTTTAATTCGGATTTAATGTATTTTTTCGCTTCCTGAAGATATTTTTTCAGTTTTTTGAATGTTTTTAACTGGCTAGAATTCTTAAAATAATCTTCATCCGATTCATTTATAAACTCTATATCGTCTTTTAATCTGGCATAAATGGTTTCCAAGGATGGGGAACTCTGTAACATTCTACGTAAATATCCCTGATCATCGCCTAGCCCATAAAAATAATTGAACCCTGTAGATAACGTAGAATCTAAAATATCTCTAATTGATTGCATTTTGTTTCTCCTCAATGTTATTTATTGATTTCTGGAGAAACGAAAACTACTTGGTTATTGTTTTTCGTTAACTTCTTTAATATATTTCACAAGAGAAATATTATTAGCATTATTGTAAACTAATGAGACTGTATCATCCCCAAGAAGAAAAATAATGCTTTTCGGCAAGGAATAAAACAATGAAATAGCTTGGCCGGTAATATGACTTCTTTTAAAATAAGTTGGAGCAGGATAAAAGTAATTTTTCGCAATAGTTAAAATAAAAACACCTGATTTATCACTAGCTTCTGTTTCATAAGGAACGAATAATAAAACTCCTGATGAACTACTTTTTACTATCCACAAAGATTCCAATAATTCATCAATTCCTTCGCCTGTTGCCCATACTTTTTTAATGTGTTCACGTTTTTCAGGTTCCAACAATGTACTCTTAAAAAATATCCTCAATTCTTTTGCCCTATCAATAGAGTATTTAAGATACATTTTAGCATCTTCTTCTACTAACTCCATATTTTTTACCAACCATTTAGCCGGGTTTTTTACTAATTCTTCTGCGATAATAATTTTCAATTCCATTTTCAATTCTCCTATCGTTTACTTTACAATATTATTTATGAAAATGGTGCAATTTTTCGCTGGATGTTAAATGATGGTTTTTAATCCTTCGATAATATTTTGATCATAGATACTTCTTATGGGGAGTTTTAAAAATTCTGTGCGAAATTTATCGCCCAATCTAGTTGCAAAATCACCAACGTCTTTATCTGGTTGTAATATTATTTTGGTTTTTCTTGCAAATTCTTTATTGATAGTGCAAAATTGTTGAAAAGTACTATCATTATCAGGGACAAAAATTATATCATATTTCTTTTTAAAAATATTTAATGGTAAATGGTTATATTTTAAATTCATTAACCCAAATACACAAACAGCATTTAAATTAGCCTGATTCATTAATAAAGCGGAAAACCAACTTTCTACAACATAAAGTGTGGTTCCTTTTATTGTGGACACTTCATTGGCAAACCCTAATGCTTTATGGAAAGGAAAGCCTGGGACATGAAGATATTTCGGCCCTGACCGATTTGTATCTAATTTTCTACCACTCCATACCCATTCACCACAATGTTCAAATAAAGTTAAAATATATTGATCGTATTCTTCACCTAAAAAAACAAAATAAAAATATCGAAACCATTCTTTTTTAATACCCCTAGACCCCAAATATTTTATTACTTTGGATAGAGCTTGTTTATCTTCTTGTGGCAGTTTCTTATATACCTTATTTTCAAATAAGATATCTAACCTTGCCCCATCGGGATATTCCAGAATATAATCAGATTTAGATTCTTTTTGTTCTTGTATTAAAGTTGGTTTTTCAATAAATTTTTTAATTTTTTCTAATCCAATCTCTTTTTTCAATTTATTATAATCAATATTAGGAAGATTTTGAAAATCATTAATAAGTTTAACAAATGGGCCTTTGCGTCCACAATTATGACAAAAGAAAAGATCATCTTTTAAAGAATAATAAAATCTTTTTTTTCTTGTGTTATGTTTACTATCGAGACAATATGGACATCTGGCTGATAATTCGGAATTACTTATAGAATATCTAGCCTTTATCAAATCTCCATGTTTAGAAATTAATAGTTTTTGTAGAAAGTCTAAAATTTCGTTAGTCATGTTTTATTTTCATTAAGAACCTAAAATTTTATTTACTTTTTCAAGTATTCTCACTTTCTGTAATTCGTCCATTTTCATATTAGTAACATAATCTTGGATAAATTCTATGGGGGAATTTAATTCCAATTTCTCATAAGAAATATTTTCTGAAATAATCCCATTATCTTCTTTCTCTATTAATAAATTTTTTGGTTTGAATGTATTGAGGAATAATTTAACATCTGTTAATTGTCTTTCATTTAATGGGACATCTATTTTTACTTTCGTTTCAGAGCGTAATATTTCTTTTTTAATGCGTTCTTTATCCATCACCAACATCATTAAGAGTTTTTGTAGTTTATATTCATTAAAATGATAAAGTCCTAAATCTATAAATTTAATATCTTCTGTATCTGTATCTATTACCATATAACCGTAATCTTTTCTATTTTTACCACTCCAAGTTTGCGGGTATGGTGAACCTATATAATATAATCTTCCTTGTTTTGAGCGTTGGTGTATATGCCCCGAAAAAATATAAGATTCTATATTTGTATTTTCTAACCCGTTTTTTGTTTTGTAATATTCGGACATTTCAGCACCTTGGAATTCAAAGTGGCCAAATACCCATTTATAATTTTTTGATATCTCTTTATATTTTGCTTCCTCTTCGGGCGTCTGCATCCAACCTACATAAAGAAAACTGTCATCTTCCATAAAATCCTCTACGAAAGTTATATTAGAAAATAATCCTTGAAAAATTCGATAATAGTTAGCATCTTTCTTATTTCCATAATATGTATCGTGATTTCCCAGAATCATTATAATGGGAATATTTAACGCATTTAAATCATCTAATATTTCCCTGACCACCCCTAATGCTTTTGGAGTTGATTCACTCCTATTATGGAAAAGATCACCAAGGAAAATAACTTTATCTATTTTACTTTTAACTACTTCTTGACAAATGGCATCGATAACCTTTTTATCTAATTCTAAAAAATAAGAATTACTATCTTTTTTACCTATATGTAAGTCTGCGAATGCTAATAATTTCATCTCTTTTTTAATTTTTTATATTTTGGTGGGGAATCTTCCATTATAGCACGCGCAAGCTCTAATCCATTATAAAAACCACACATATAATCATCGATATCCCAATTTCCTTTTTGTCCTTGTATATTCAAAATATTTTTTAAATCTTCAATTCTTTTTGAATAATTAACAAATGAATTTTTTGTAGTATATTTCATTTTCTATGATCTATTTCGTTTAAAATTTCTTCTTTTAATTTTTCGGTAACTGCTTCTTTAATTGTTATATTCCTTTTCTCTTTTTTAATATATTCAATAAATTTATATTGTATAATAACAGATAGATAACAAAATGGGTTTTGCTTCCCCTTAGAAAAACCAGGTATACCTTTGTTAATGGCGTGCCATGCTCCTTCTTGTATCATATCTTCTTTATATTGATACCCATGAAAATTTCGACTATTTGCAATTTTACATGTTATTAAATAAATCATTTTGGTCATACGATCTGTTACTTTTCCAGTTTTCCAATAAATTTCAAATTCTTCTAAAATTTGTGCGTTGGTGACGTAGGGTTGCCGCTTCATAATATTTCTAGCTCCGTGACTTGGAATGCGTCTTTACTTTTTCCTGCAAACGACCTGCTTTTCTTGGTTATTAATTCATCAATTTTCTTTTTTTCTTCTTCTGTTGTGTCTGTTATTCGTAAATTATCTTTTAATTTCAAATAAATCCTCTTATTGGTTTTTTTACTGTCTCTTGTTTTTTCAAAATTAATAATAAAATATTTATCCTCTTCATCCACAATAATTTCAACCATATTTATTAATCCATCAAGAATTTGCGGAATAGCAAGAGATTCAGAGACCATTTCTGAACCTTGTTTATTTTTGCCATAACTTTCATTCTTAACTTGTAACGCTGTAAATACCAATACTCTTTCATCTTTTGCTAATGCCGCAAGTTCCTCGGCGATATCCTTACCCCTCATATACATATTGTCATCTTTTCTTGTTTTATTGGGTTTCATCAATGTCAAATAATCAACTAGAATAACATCAATACCAATATTTTTAATTCTATATTGTTCTAATAATGCCCGTATTTGAAAAGAGGTTAAACTTCGGGGTGAGTAACTTCTTATAAATAATTTACCTCTTTTCGGATTTTCTTTTTTTACTTCTTCCATCTTTTTATCGACCAAATCCATGTCTTTAAAATATAAATCTTCTATAAACCCAAGATTAATACGATCTAATCGCTTAGAAATATCATATGCATCCATTTCTAATGACAAATACAAAACATTGTATCCTTGTTGTGAGATATTGACCGCTAAATTATTTAAAAATAGAGATTTACCGACACCCAATTGTGCAGACACAGCTACGAGTGTTTTTCTTTTTAATTTTAAAACATCATCGAGTTCTTTGCTTAGTCCTGTATTAAAATGAGAGGTATGTAGTTCCTGTAAGACCTTCATTCGTTCGAGGATATCACCGTCATAATAATCAATACCCATATCTTGTGAATCGTCATCGATACCTAAAGACTTAACAATTTCGCCCTTGATTGCTGATTCATCTACTTTTCCAGATTTATTGACCTCATCTACTATTTTTTTAACAACAGATTGTAATTTTTTTCTTCGTAAAATATCCAAAAATTGATCACGAACGAATGATTCTGTATATTCGGATAAATCCAAACTGAAAATTATTTCTGTTTTTTCTATTAAGTTGCTTCGTATTTTTTCATATTTATTTTTTGTTGTTATTTCAAGTATTAAATCTTTTTTTGTCGGTATTTTATGTGCATTTATCCAAAAACCTTTTATAAGAGAGTAAATACATTTTTCTTCTATATTATCAAAATAATCATTTTTCCAATTTGAAAGAAATAATTGCCTGAACTCGCTAAATTGTAAAAAGGTCTTTAAAAAAACCTCGGAATAATTTTCAATGTTTGTCATTAATTAGTCGAAAAAGTTGAATAGGTATAATCTTTTGTTTTTTCCTTTAATTGTACGATTAATTTATCCATTATTTTTTCATCTTTAAAAATATCATCAGGGCGATAACTTTTTTCATCTCCCTCTATATTATACCAGGCTCCCTTTTTCTTTATGATACCAAATTCTTCAAATAAATCAATTAACCCATCATTCGGATCGATGCCTTCTCGGAAATTAATTTCAAATTCAATTACCCTGCCTTCAATAAATTCTCGATTCTTTTTAGCCTTGATACGAACTCTAGAAAATATACCCTCTTCGCCTTTTAACTTGGTGAGAAATAAAACAATTTGTCCAAGATACCATGCCGCAGCGCCGCCGCCCATTTCTTTTTTTGGAAAAATTCCAGGTGCGATATATTGATGATTAATACAAAAGAAACAACTTTCTGTCGCTGATAAACGATGAATGATTTGTTTAAATGCTGTTCTAATATTTTTGGCTCTTAGTCCCATGTCCATCGTCATTTTTTCAGCATCAGCATCAGCCATTTCTTTTGCTCCTGATAAAGCACCCAAAGAATCAAGAATAATAAATAATTTCCTTTGTTTTTCTTTTGCCCAATTTAATGCTTTAACGACATTAATTTGAAATTCTTCTACTGTCTCTATTTGTTTATAAATGACTTTTTCCAAATCTAATCCTTGGCGTGCTAAAAATTTTTTATCTGCTGCATGTTCCGAATCACACCATAAAACTACATAATCTTGTTTTTGAGAATGTGCAGCTATCCTAGCACCTAATAACGATTTTCCTGATTGTTGTTCTCCTGCAACTACTACCATTTTTCCAGCAGGAATTCCTTTATTAACATCCCCCGATAAAAGAAAATTAAGGGATTTAATTCCCGTTGAAATCCATACTGTCGTTTCCACATTTTCCGCCTGCTCGGCGTCTAAAATTTTAACCAAATCTGAAATTGCAGTATCTATTTTCTTTTCTTTTTTTTCTTCTGTGTTTTTTACTATTGTTTTTGGCATATATTTTTCTCCTTTATAAAAAATCCGTTTTATTTAATGGGAAAACGGAATCGAAAAACCCAAGTCATTGATAGTTACCTACATATTTTCGTAACTAGTATCTGGTACTATGTAGCAATGGTACAACGACCTAAAACCAATCGTTCTTACAATTTACTCAACTCATCTTCAATATCATCATCAATATCAATTTCATCGGCAAGAGATACTGAATCAGTTGTCTCTGTATTATCTTCTGCCTCTATTTCATCGATATTAATTTCATCCTCTTCGTTCTTTTTTGATTCTAGTTTTTCTTGTACCTTGGGCGTATTTTTAGTTTTTTCTGTTTTCGTGGTCGGTACTGTATTAAACCCCAAAAATTTCCATTTTTCTATCAATTCTTCTGGTGACTCTTCTTTAACAAGATCATCAATATTAATAAGCTTGTCCTTGATGGCATCCCAATTCTTTACCACTCCATATCTTTTGAATACGAACCGTGACGAAGAATAGTCAGGAAAATTAGGATTATCCCCAGATTTCTTTCGATTGATTTCGAAATCGACCCCATTTGTTGCGTCAAAAATAGCCTTGTTTAAATCTTCAGAATTGTAGCTCTCTAAAATTAAATCAAAAAGCTTCTTGCCAACCGAAATAATTTTCACCGTGCCATTATTTTCTGTCTTGTCTGGGTCATTCACGATATAACAATTGAATAAATACCGTGGTGTTTTACGAACATCGTATCCCAAATCTTTAATTGTTTTGTCTTCTTGATTCTCCCACATTGACCACGATTTCTTACAAACGGGACAACCTTTCTTCCCAAAAGTAAGCATACAAGTTGAAAATAGTTTTTCACCATTTTTGTTGTAACGATGTGAATACACCGTTTTCCAGGGAACTCTCTGTTCCAATCTGGGTAAAAGTCTAATAGTAGACTTTCCATCGGGAATGCGCCAAAAACGATTGTCGCTCATGTCACCCCCCGCGGCCTTTTTATCCAGTTCTTTCTGGATATCATCTTTACTGATAAAATCATTAATGTCCATAAGTATTTTCCTCCTTATATTAGATTTTTCCTTATGCTTTGTTATACTAATTTTTTTGTTTTTGCTAATTTTTCTATTTCCTTAACTACTGATTTTAATTGGTTTATATTCTCTTCATTTAAAATTAAACTATCACTTACTTGTAGATATTTTTCTTTTTTGAAGATATATCTGATTGCGGCCTTCAATCTTTTTAAAAATGTCTCGTTATAACCACTTGTAAATGCGACAGATACTTCTATTCTATCGATACAATCAAGTGGACAAATATCAAACACCAATAAATGATCTTGACTTGCACAACTACATTCAATATATTGCCTTCCTGGTATTAAATCACTTTTCATTTTTATCTCCTTATTGTTTTATTATATCACATTCTGTTGTGATTCTATCTCTACTTCTTGCTTTTCGTATTCCAGAATGAAGTCGATTACCTTTTCGCTGAATCCATCAATGTGTACCCATTTCGGGCCGTAACCTACGCCATTGCGTTCCACAGATACGTTGATGATATAATTGTGTTTGCCGAAAGGGGTTGCCTTGTCAGAAGCATGTATTCCCGAATTATAGTCGCAGTCTTGTTCGTCCGTGATGATAATGATACGATCAGCATCTTCTTCCTGTTTCTTGATATAGTCGATACATTGGGTTATGAAAATACCGCCACCTCCGATAGTACGCATTAACTCCTGATTACAGATCAAATCACGTAGAGCAAAACCCTTACGTGGCGGCAACAGTTTGGTTGCGTGGATGCGAGTGCCGTCATTTCCTGCCGTAGCGTATATTCGTGGCTCTTCCGCAATCTCACGAATCAACATCGCTAATGCCGCTGCGGCATCATCACGGCTCAACTCACTCTTCGCACTTAGGCTTCCACCGTACATAGACCCCGAAGTGTCAACAACAAGAATGGTCTTACCCGGCAACTTCGGCTGCCCTTCCAGACATTTGAACATTGCCGTCTCCAATTCTGGTTCAAACTTCGGAGCATACTTAGCCGCGCTGATAAAACGGAACGGTAAAATCTTATCCGTCTTCATGTTCAAGATGGCTTCCTTGATTACTTTTGAACTTACTTTGGATTGCTCCATGTTTCGCAGATTTCGGAGTAGAGCCATCCCGCCCAATTTCTTCTCTTCGATTAGACGAGTGAACGTCTCTTTCTTGTCTTTACCTGCCGACAGATTGGTTTCCCAAGTGTCGGGAGTTTGCAAGGTCTTGTCAACCAATTTCTTCCACAGGTCAGCCTGTGCTTGGTCGATGGGTTTTGCGTGGCAAAGGAACAAAACGTCTCGCAGTTTAACTGCTCCGTCTCTATTGTACTTAGCCAATTGATATTCGTTGAA